TCTGTTAATCCGGAAACAATCATGGCGTTCCCCCCACAACAATTCCATCCACAACAGTAACGCGATCAAATGTGCCTGATACGCCGTTTCCTGCCCTCAAGGTGCGCCCCGTGACTTGCTGGATGTTTGCATCAATCGTGACCACTCCCCCGCCCCCTCCGCTTCCGTTAACGTCAAAATTGCCATTCACTAAAAGGTTGCCATTTATGGTGCTGTTTCCATCCTGATCACGGTTGCCCTCATGCTCATAGTTACCTTCCTGCAAAGTGTCGCCGATCTGTGTCGTGCGCGTTGGAATCTCGATAGCGCTCCCCAAAGGGTTGACTCCGACAATCGCAAAGCCGTCCGAGTAATCGTGCATACGATGCTCAAGGGGAGTCTCATTATCAATATCATTATACCAATTATCAAAACAGCGCTCCGTAAATATCAGCAAAGCATAATCGCCTACCGCTATAGGGTGAGCCGTATATGATCCGCCGCCTTGCATAAACATAGGAGGCACTTGCGTAAACTCTGGCAATAGTACGCGTCGCCCCTCAATGACTCGTGCGATCACAGGCTGGCAACTGATTGTAGTTGCCCCCACCGCCGTCACGCGCGCAATCGTGGCCGTGTGGATATTCGCAAGCGCGTCATCAATCACGCCCTCCATAACATCCTGCAATTGTAATCTTTCACTCATATCGCTATAAAATCCCTAGCCAAAAAGCACGTCACAGTTTGAGTCCACGTTGAACCTTCATACTCCCCATCATAGCCGATTGTCATGTTTTTATAAATGCCATTTAAGTCTTGCGCGAATTTTGAATTTATATCACACATGCCGCCGATCTTAAGGGCAGGATTCATAATGGTTTGAAACGTCACCCTCTCCTCTTCACGGCTTGGCGATCCAAGCAATCCTGTCGAAGCCTGAACAACCGGAACGAGTCCACTAATAACCTCGTTCGGTTGCAGGATGTTCAATTGACCATTATCAATAAAATATTCCTCGCCCTGATTTAAGTTTTCACGCACCAGTTGCCACGAATTTCCAACCAAAACGCGCGGCCGAATCAGCTCCCTTAATTGAGTAATCCGGCCTCTTTGCGTGTTCGGCATGTCTTCCAAAATTGCATCAATTGCGCTCTTGCCTTGAACGGTGCGAGAGGTGAAGGAAAAGCGCGCATCAAAGCCGCCGTCAATACATTCCATGGTTAGGGGAATTTGCGCACCCTCGCGCGCGCGCTCTGCTATGTGAATGTAACCCCTGAATATTGTTTCGGATGACCCAGCATATCCGACCTGCAAATCAACCTCAAAATTTCGCTGCTCATTCGCATTCTTGACGATTGCCAATTGATTGGCCTCCGATAACCCAAACACTTTTATGCTCGCTTTGTTCAAGCTCAATTCCGTTGATTTATCCACATTAAATGCAATATTAAACGGCGGCGTAACGACAATGGCGCTTTCCAAATCTGTCTGTATTGTTAGCTGATAATCCCTATCAAATCTCAACGGGCTGTCCTCTCAATGCTTCAATTTCATTCGGCTCAAGCATATAAAGGGTGCAACGGCCATTTAAAAAATCATTCCGATTTATAGGATCAATGCCCGTGTTGTTGTTGTCTGTCACGATGAAATCAAAGGGGAAATTTCTTGAAAGCATGTGCGGTGTTCCGGTGGATAGCTTATATCCATTGGCTTGCCTCCCCTTATATTCCACATTGTAAAACCAAAATGAAACCATCGGCAAAAAGCGCAGGGTTAATATTATTTCCGTTTCTTGAAATAATATTACGTGCCTTTGCAATGTTTCGTTGCCTATGTTTTCTATCGCTATCGCCATCACTCATCACCAAAAAGAGTCTCTAAACCCCTACCTATATTCGACAATCCGCTCGATCTTGCCTCTTCATTCGTAACCGTCCGGCCTTCCTGCGCGCCTTTATCGGATACGGTTTGCGCTTGGCCATCCAAAGCCGCCGCAGGATTTGCGCCAACGCGCTCCGCCGTCATGCCGTTGCGAATAGGAACACGCTCAACCGCAGTAAAGGCCAAATCAGCCACCCTAAAGCGCTCCGCCTCCATGGTAAACTCAACGCCGTCATTCGTGTTATTCCGGTCAAATGTCAGTGTTGCTATGCTCATATTCTCATAAATTCGATAGGGCATTTCAATGGAGATAAGCTGATTCCCATAGTGAATGTCTTCCATGGCATCAAGAAACTGCTCCCCCAGCGGCTTGTTGGTATTGCCGACATTGCCGATTACGTTCCGCGCCTGCGCACCCGCATCAATCAAATCCTCCAATACGCTCACGCGCGAAACTGCATTGCGGCTGATCTGCTCAAATAAAACGGCTTGCGTTCCGGTAAAGCGGGGCAGGTATTGTGTGATTAAACCCAGATTATTATCAAGAGCCTGCACAACATCAACGGATGTTTCGGGCGATTCGTACACATCGCCGATCGCACCCGTGATCCGAACAGTTTCAGGCTTTTGAATCCGGTGATCGTTTAAGGGCGTTCCATCCTCCACAAAGAATTTCGGGTTGTCCGCTTTCAATGTCAGGCGCTCCGATACCCGCGCGAAAAGAGAAAAGCCCCCTATTCCGATTCGTTGCAACGGGAAGGGGAGGCGTTCACGATTTAAAACTTGCTCCAAAGTCGTCATTACAATCCCGATCTGCGCGATTGCGCCGCCGTATCACGCAGCTGTTTTTGGAATCCTTCGGTTGCAATGCGCCCCGCCCTTTCGGGATCGGATGTTTGTATATTTTGCGTGATGTTGGTGGTGGTTTGTCGATTATCAACGCTGCTATTGTTCGTACTTCCCGCATTCACCGCCGCACTGCGCGCCGCATCATGATCAAAGAAAGAGCCGCCATTAAACAGCCTTCCAATCGCCGCAAAATTGAATGAGAATATCGCGCCAAGCAAGTCTTTCATCCAGCGCAATGAGTTTAATATTGGATCAAGAGCATTAAAGCCCTCGAAGAATGAGAGTATCACCGATTGGCCACCCTTAAATCCAACGATCAAATCATCAACAATCAAAACAAGCCCCGTTATTATCGCGACTATTCCCGTGATCGGAAAAAATGTAGCAACCAAAGCAACCACACCCGCCGCAAGAAATCCTGCAACGATCCGACTTTGCAGCATCCACCCCACAAGGCTTGCAACCTCTTTTGTGACATTCACAAATGCCTTCGCAACACCAACCAGCACTTGAATGCTCCCCGTTGTCAGGGTGGTGATAAACTCTTTATTCTCAATGACAAATCCAGTGACAGAATCGGCTAGTTTTTTCATTTCAGGCGCAAACCCTACGGCAATTTGTTGCTTCACCCTATCCATGGCCGTATTCATGCGGGTGAGGGCATCATTATAATCGGCGGTTGCGTCAATTTGTTCTAGGGTTAGCTCCCCCAGCGCCTTTGATTCTTGATTAAGCTCATCCATTTCCTGATTCGTCTTTGTCAAAAGCTGCACCATCGCCGGATTAAGCCCTAGCTTTTTAGCGATCCCCTGCACCTGCGCATTATCAAGATCAAGCTCAACAATTTTTTGACGTAGCTCATCAAATATCTGCCCTGCATCTTTGACCTTTCCAGCCGCGTCAAATACATCAATGCCATACTCTTCAAAAATCAGCTTCCCCATGCCCGTCCCGATTGAAACCTCACCGATAACAGCCCCCAGCTTTTGGAGGGATGCCCTCATGGCCTCCGCGCTGCCCCCATTCACAGATGAGGCAAAAGATAGCGCCTGTATCGTTTCAACCGCCACGCCCGTTTCACGGTTTAGCTGCGCTATAGGATCAATCGTCTTAAGTATTCTATCGCCCCACACGGCCGCACCCGCAACAGCCGCACCCGTTGCAGCGGCAAGAGCGCCCAGCCCCTTTACGGCCTTTCCTAGAGATTTATTATACTTTCCTAGCGGCGCAATCGATCCAGTGAATGAAAATTTTGTTACGACTTCGGTGACTTCGGCCATGCTCTTTAATCCTGTCTCTCTCTATCATACATATGTTGCTCCACACTCGAAGTGATGCGCTCATATTCTAAAACATCAAGGAATCTCGGTGTATCCCATGATTCAATATACTCAATACTACCATACCCCTTTTTAGACAAAAAGAATATGGCCATATCTTCATCGGAAACATTGGATTGTCGAACAAAAGACTCGTTATGGCCGTCTAATCTAAACGTAAACTTTAGCTCTTTTCGGGAAAAAAAGGGTAAGAAATCACCCCTAACGCCGTCGTCATAAATGTTATGTAGTCTTCGGGGTATTCATTCCAGTGATTGAGTTTTTTGGCCAATAAAGTACCCTCAAAAGTCACTAGCTGCGAGACAATCAAGGCGATATCCTCATATTCTTTTGTCCCCATGAATGACAGGTTTTGAACCGCAATTTCTGCGGCAACTCCGGTGAAATATGCGAATACTTTTAGGCGTTTCTTGTGAGTCGCGTTCGTGAAAACATAGCTTCGGCCATTGATTTCAAGAAAACCATCGTCAAACACGGCTTTAATTTCAGCCCTCGCCGCTTCCTGCTCGGCCTTTAACCGATCTTCCTCGGAAATCTCCACTTCATTTTCAAGAATTTCTTGATTTTCTTCACTCATATTATCCGTTCCTTTTTAGTTTGTTATAAAGAGCGCTGCGCGTTTCTAAACATGATCATATACTCAAGCACCGCATTGCCGTCTGTGTCGTTTTTGACCTCCGTGGGCTTGGTTGTGATCGAACCGCCCTCGAATGTCCATGTTTCCTGCATGTCGATGCCGTCACGGGTGAAATCGTCTTTCATTGACCCCTGAATGACCTGAACATCGGCATTATTAATAAGGTTATTTAGGAAAACATCGTCCTCGGAAAACTTTTGGATCATGATTTTCACATCATAAACATTCGCATCCGTTCTTTCCGTGATCGTAACGCCGCCATCAGATGAATTGATTTGGCTTGTTTGCGCATTAACAGGCGTGAGAGTGATAATATCCCCCACACCGAACGCCGTGAACACGTGATTATTTAAAGTAAGGGTGACACTATCCGCATCTTTAACAATATTCGCCATCTTAATCTTCCTTTTCTATTTATTCCTATAGGTTAAAATTGATAATAATATCAGCTTTATGAATTGCCCCCGCATTCTTTACCGCCGTTTGAATGGGTGGCGCCCAGC